CGCCAATGGGGGCGCCGCTGCCCCTGATGGCGCCAATGGGGATGACGCCGCTGCCCCCGCCCCCGATGGCGCCAATGGGGCTGGCGTCCCTGCGGTGATCCCTGCGGTGCCAACGAGCCGCGACAGCTGCGACGGCTACGGCTGCGATTGCCCGCTGCCGTTGACCCCCGACCAGTTCCGCGCGCTGTTCCCGAACTTTACCGACCCGACCGCGTACCCCGACGCGACGATCCAGGGGTGGCTCAACCTGGCGCCGTGCGACCCGTACATCTGGGGCGCGCGCTACCCGCTCGGGCAAGGGCTGTGGACGGCGCACGAGCTCGCCAAATACGGCACCGGCGGGCTGGCCGCGAGCAGCCCCTCGGGGATCGGCGGCATCGTGCAGTCGAAATCGGTCGGGCCGGTCTCGGTCTCCTACGACACCGGGATCGGCACCGAGGGCGATCTCGCCGGGCAGTACAATTTGACGATTTATGGACGGCAGTTCTGGTCGATGGCGAAGCTCTTAGGTATTGGCGCGCCAATCCAGCTCGGCGCCGCGACACCGCCGCCGCCAGGCACCGGCGCGGGCTGGATCGGGCCGCCGCCGTGGCCGTGGCCGGGCGGCTCGGGGTTCTCCTCGTGACCTTGCACGCCACGTTTATCGACGAGGGGCGCCAGGCGAAGCACGCGCCCGATCCGAACTTCCCGCTCGGGATCGGTATCGACTGCACGGCTGGTCGACCGGGCTGCGCGGTGGCCTTGCGGTATCCCGCGCTCGGTATTGGCAAGTGGCTCATTCGCTGCGACGTATGCGGCACGAACGCCCTCGTCTCGGCGGCTGGCCGGACCGACGATCCGCACACCGTGCGGCTGCCCTGCAAGCCACAGGGCACCGCCTAATGGACTGTCCGAACCATTGTCGGGCGGACCGTGACGGCACGCGCAGGCTCGCGGACGGGCGGCTGTGCGAGGCGTGCATCGGCGGCGTGGCGAGCTGCTGCGATGCGGCGGGCTCGGCCCAGCCAGATTTTGACGCTGTTTTGACGCCTTCGCGTATCGAAACTGGTATTTTTTCGGCTGGTTTTGCAGATGCCGGGCCCTGACCACCACGAGCGCATCGAGGCAGTTGCCAAGCAATTTCTGCTGCAGACGATCATGCCGAGCATGATGCGGGACAACATCAGCGTCACGCTCAATGGGCTGGCGCTCGGGCTCGCCTGCGTCTATGTCACCGCCGGCGCCCGCCGGGACCGGCGCCAGGCCTGGGCGTTTTTCACCAAGGCGCTCGAAGCCAGCTGCGCGGCGCTGGTCGATCAGCTGCGGATGCCACCGCGGCATCGCTATGTCGGCGAAGTGCTCAGCGTCGGCGACGATACGCTGTGGTTTAGTTGGTGGATCGGCGCGGCCTACGATACCGCCGCTCGCCTTCCCAAGGAGGTCGAGAGCAGCGGCAAGAGCCTGAAGGACCGTTTTCCGCTCGCCGGAATGACCCCTGGCAGCTACAGCTGGCGCCGTGAAGCGGCGCGCCTCGAAGCGCTGCTCGCCAGGCTCAACTGGCGCGCGCCGGCGGACGGCCCCGTTTTGCAGACTGACGATGCCGGGCCCTGAAGACATCATGCGGGCGCTCGGCGAGCTCGCGAAGAAGCGCTTGCTGGTCGGCATCCCCGCGGAGAACAACACCAGGCCCGGCGAGCCGATCGGCAACGCAGTCTTGGGGTATGTCCACAATTTCGGCTCGCCGGCGCGCAACATTCCGGCGCGGCCGCATCTGGTGCCGGGGGTCGAGGCAGTGATGCCGGCGATCCAGCAGCACCTCGCGGCGGCGGCCGGCGCCGCGCTCGCCGGCGACGAGGCGGCCGTCGATCGGCATCTCGGCGCGGCCGGGACCGTCGCGGTCAACAGCGTGCAGGCGACCATCCAGGCCGGCATTCCGCCGCCGTTGTCGCCGCGCACGGTGGCCCGGCGCCGGCGCCGCTCGCGCGGCAGCCGGTACCGCCGGCTGGCGACCACACCCGCCGACGTGACGCCGCTGATCGACACGACCTCCTACCTGCGCTCGTACACTTGGGTCATTCGCCATGTCTAACCCGCCCCGCTTCATAACCGTCGACCCGGTTCGCGTCTGCCGGATGTTCCAAAGGATCTTTGGCTTGCGCGACGGCATAAAGCAGCTGCAGTTGACGGTAACCAGCAAGAGCGTCGATTTGTCCGTTGTTTATTTGACCTCCGATGAGGAGTGCGGGCACCTCGAAAGCCTGGAAGAATTTGTGCTGGTTCCCAAAGAGCAAATCGAGAAGGCCTCGGAGTAAAGGTAATGTCTGAGCCACGCGAGCCGCTGCTGCAGTTCTTCGTTTTCGCGCATTTGCGCGCCGACCTGCAGCCGGTCAGCTCGGCCTTCGCCGACCTGGCGCAGGAGCTGGTCACCACCTTGCCGCGCAACCCCGAGCGCACCGTCGCGCTGCGCAAGCTCCTCGAGGCGAAGGACTGCGCGGTCCGCGCCGTGCTCTACAAGACCGAGACCGCAGGGGCCTAAGCCATGGCGACGCTCGATGTCTCGGACATCCCGGTGTGCGCCGAGTTCGCCGACCGCTTCGACGTGCTGCGGCGCGCCGAGACGATCAGCGAGTTTGGCCGCTCATCGACCACCCAGGTCACCGCGACGGCCTATGGCACGATCTACCCGACCGGCGACAACAGCCTGGTGCGCCAGGCCGATTTCGAGATCGGGCGGCGGACCATGACCTGCGTCACGCCGTTCCGATTGCAGCAGGCCGCGCCGGGGTTTCAGCCCGACCTGGTGCTCTACCGGGGCAACCAATACGTCGTCTCGGCGGTCGAGGACTATTGCCAATACGGCGCCGGGTTTGTCGTCGCGCAGCTCTCTTCGGTGATCGCGATCGACACGCCGCCGCAATAGGGCGCATGCTGCGCGGGCGCGGGTTTAGAGCTAATCCGCGCTGGTCTCCCTAAACATCCTCACCGGCGGGGCCACCCGCCGGGCCTTTTCCCCGCGCGGGGCTGTCGGAAATTCTTACAGGTTTCGATGAGGCCCGATTGCCCGGTTGACGCAAGACCAGTGGCTTAGCGCGAAACGCGCTGTCGGCAATCTTTACACTCGACACGGCGAGGGTCGCCAGACCCGCAGAAACCCTGGGTGGCCCGCTTCTTGCGGCAGTGGTCGAATTAACCATCTCCCCGGAGTCATCAACCGATGATCAAAACACTTCTCGCCACAGCCGCCCTGGCGCTCGCCCTCTTCGCTGGCGGCACGGCGCAAGCCGTGGTCTGCACCAGCACGACAACCGTCGCCAGCGGTGGCTCGGTGTCGGCCTCCTCGCTGGTTGGGACCGGCGCTTGCGTCGCCGCAGGCGACAAGATCTTTGGCAGCTTCTCGACCGGCGGCGCGATCACCAATACCGGCAGCGCCAGCTTCACCTTCCTGTCGACGCCGGGCAACGTGACGATCGGCTTCGCCGGGGTCGTCGGACCGAGTTCGGTCGGGTCTCTGAACTATGCGGTCGCCACCAACCCGGCCCTGTCGGCAGGCTTTCAGATCGATGATCTGGAAAAGGACTTCACCCTCAACGGCGTCATCGGCGGGCTGCCGGCAAGCGCGACGTTGACCGGGACAACCACGCCGGCCTCGATCGCTTTCAGCTGCACGCGCACGGTCAATCCGGCCACTTCGAGCTGCCCCGAGTCGGCAACCTTCAGCCCGGTTACCGGGGACTTCGACGTCAACGAGACCATCACCACCGGCGTCAATGCGATCGTCACCGCGCTGACCGACACGATCTCACAGGTGGCGGCGCCGGTTCCCGAGCCCGCCTCACTGGCACTCCTCGGCGCAGCCCTGGTCGGGCTGGGGTTGGTCCGCCGGCGCCGCACCCCTCGCGCCGCCTAGTTCCGCGATGATGACCCGGCCCGCGGTTGCGGCCGCGGTCCTGGCGGCGGCCGTCTCGGCTCCCGCCAGCTCAACCATAATCACGGTCAGCCCCGGCCAGTCGATTGCAGATGCCGTCGCCGGCGCAGTGGCCGGCGATGACATCCAAGTCGCCGCTGGTACCTACACCAACGATTTCCCCATCGTCAGCGTACCCTTGACGATCGAGGCGGTGCCCAATGGCGCCAATAGCGGCCCGGTGATCCTCGACGCGACAGTCCCGCCGCCAAACCTCAAGGGCATCATCACCACGACCGCCGGTCTGACCGTCAACGGGCTGACCTTCGAGGGTGCGGCGATCTCGGCGGCCGACGGCGGCAATGGCGCGGGGATCCGCGACCAAATCCCCGATGCGAGCTCGCTGATCGTCGAGAACAGCCGGTTCATCGGCAACCAAGAGGGCATCCTGACCGGCGGCAGCGGCGGCCAGGAACACGTCCAGGTCCTGGGTTCGCAGTTCATCAACAATGGCAACCCCGACCCGGCCGTCTTTCAGCACGCGCTCTACGTCAACGACGCCGCCTCGCTCGAGGTCAGCGGCAGCCTGTTCTGCGGCCAGCTGATCGGCCATGACATCAAGAGCCGGGCGCTCGCGACGACGGTGTCGAACAGCCAAATCTTCATCGGCAGCAATGCCGGGGCGCCGGCCGGGTGCAATGTCGGCACGACATCGATCGGCATCGATCTTCCCAATGGCGGGGTGGGCGACCTGGTCGCCGACACACTGATCCAGGGCCCGGCCAACCAGAACGGCGCGATGGTATCGTTTGGCGAGGAAGGGCTGGTCTCGGCGGACAACAGCCTGGCGATCTCGGACAGCACCTTCATCAGCACCGCGAACGGGCTGGCGATCCAGGAACGGCCGACCTGCGTCGCGGTCGTGCAGTCGAGCAACAACATCTTCACCGGCGTGAGCGCGATCATCAACCAGCCCAATTGCATCATCGAAAGCGGTGATGGCGGTGGCGGTGGGGACGGCCCGATCACCGGCGCTCCCGAGCCGGCCTCGCTGGCCTTGCTCGGCAGCGGTCTGTTCGGCCTGGTGGTGTGGCGGCGCCAGAGAAACCAACGCCGCCCGCGAAGCGCGATCCGAGCCCCGTAGGAAGCCGTAGGGGCGTCTCGGCCCCACCCCCGGCCGGGTGCCCCGGCCAAACCCGACTCACCCCACAGGCGGGCTTCCCCGCGGGCCTGCGGCCCGCTCTTGGGCCCCGCTCGGACACCGCGGCGCCACCCGTACAGGCGGGAGCCCTCCATGACGATCCCGAACCAGGCCCCCGACTCGAGCGTTGCCGGTTTTCTGCAGCCGGTGCCCCTCGCACCGCCGCCGCCCAACCCGCCGCCGATCGAGGGCCAGAGCCTCGAAAATTACATCCAGCAATTCATCGCCGGCGTCGCCGGGCTCGACGGCACGCTGGTGCGCCCGCGCTTCCAGGCCGAGCCGCCCAACATCCCGGATTTCGGGACACCCTGCTGGGCCGCCGCCGGGATCACCCGGAAGCGCCCGATCGGGTCCTACGGCGCGGCCATCCACAATCCCGGCAGCGGGCCGCTCGGCTTGTGGTTTTCGCTCGACCAGGCCGCCGCCGGGTTTGACCAAGGCCAGTGGCAAAACCCTTCCGGCAACGCGCACGATCTGATGCAGCGCCATGAGGAGATCGACCTCCTCGTCTCGTTCTACGGCCCCGAGTGCGACACCTTCGCCGGCAACCTGCATGACGGGCTGATGATCTGGCAGAACCGATCGGTGCTGCGCCTGGCCGGCATGTCGCTGGTCGAGATCAGCGACGGCGTGCGCCTGGCCGAGCTGGTCAAGGAGCAATTTCTCGATCGCTACGACAAGGTGGTGACCCTGCGCCGCATCGTGCAGCGGGTCTACCCGGTGCTCAACATCGTCGACGCGGCGGGCTGGGTGCTGCCCGAGCCCCAGGGGATCTACCAGGCCCCGATCGACACCAGCACGCTGCCGCGCGCGGTTCCGGCGCGTCCGTAAGTTCGCCACTCCCAAAGGGGAAAAGCCATGCTGTCAACCGGTCTACCGGTCAGTCGCTATGTGCCCGTCCAGATCTCGATGACCACGCCGGGGATCATCGCCGAGACCGTCAACACGCTGCTCCTGGTCGGCTCCTCGGACGTCATCGACACGACCGAGCGCATGCGGAAATACGCCGACATTTCCGAGGTCGCCAGCGATTTCGGCACGGTCGCGCCCGAGTATCTCGCCGCCACGCTGTGGTTCGGGCAGAGCCCGCGGCCCGACAACCTGAACATCGGCCGCTGGGCCAAGACCGCGACGGAGGGGTCGCTGGTGGGCGGCATCCTGCCGCCGACCGAGCAGGACATCGCGCTATGGACGGCGGTCACCACCGGCGGGTTTCACATCACCATCGACGGCGGCACCGCTGCCAATGTCGGGCCGCTCGACTTCTCCGGCGTGACCAACCTCAACGGCGTGGCGACAATCATCGACACCGCGCTGACCGCGCTGACACCCGAGCATGCCCACTGTGTGTGGAACGGCGAGCAGTTCGTGATCACCTCGGATAGCAGCGGGACCACGTCGAGCGTGGGCTTTCTGACCGCGCCGACGACTGGCGTCGACATCTCGGCGCAGCTGCACGGCACCCAGGCGCTGGCCGAGCGCAGCGTGCCGGGGATCGGCCCGGAGACCGCGCTAGCCGCCGTCACGATCCTCGACGAGCTGTTTAGCTCGCAGTGGTATGGGCTCGTCGTGCCCGAGGCGGTCGACGCCGACCACGAGCAGATCGCCGCCTATGTCGAGGCCGCCGACCCGCCGCACTACTACGGGGTGACGACGCAAAACACGCTGGTGCTGAGCAGCACCAACAACAGCGACATCGCCGCGGTGTTGAACGGGTTCGGCTACAACAAGAGCGCGGTGCAATATTCGACCTCATCGCCCTACGCGATTATGAGCTACCTCGGCCGCATCCTGACGACGCAATGGCACGGCCAGAACACCACGATCACCCTGATGTACAAGCAGCAGCCCGGCGTCGCCACCGAGCAGCTCAGCACCCAGCAGGCCGACACGATCAAGGCCAAGGCGTGCAACGTCTACGCCGCGGTCGCCAATGGCGCGAAGGTGATCGAGGACGGCATGAGCTGCAGCGGCGAGTTCACCGACACGATCATCGGCGCCGACTCGCTGGCGCTCGACATCCAGGGCGCGCTGTTCAACGTGATGTACGAGACCAACACAAAGGTGCCGCAGACCGACCCCGGCATGGCGCTGTTGACGACCGCCGCCGCGGGGGTGTGCGCGATGTATGTCGCCAACACCTTTCTGGCGCCGGGCACCTGGAACGCGCCCGGCTTTGGCATCATCAGCGAAGGCCAGCTGCTGCCGCTCGGCTACTACATCTACGCGCCGAGCATGCTCCTGCAGGACGAGGCCGACCGGGCCGCAAGAAAAGCGCCGTTGATGCAGGTCGCCGCCAAGACTGCCGGGGCGATCCACAATGCGTCGGTCCTGATCTTTGTAAACCAGTGAGGGCTGAGCCGTGTCTTATACTCCACTCTATGCGACCTATTCTTTCATGGATGTGGTCGCGACCATTTTCGGCCCCGGTACCGGCGGCTTTCTGATGGGCGGCCCCGACGCCGCCTCGGCCGAGGAAGGTCTCACCGCCACCCTCGGCGAGGAGACCAACACGCAGACGATCGGCGCCGACGGCTCGGTGATGAACTCGCTGCACGCCAGCCGCGCCGGCACCGCCACGGTCCGGCTGATGAAGACCTCGCCGGTCAACCAGCAGCTGATGGCGCTCTACAATTATCAGCGGCTGAGCTCGCTGTTGTGGGGCCGCAACACGATCACCATCAAAGACATCGCGCGCGGCGATCTCTACACGATGATCGGCTGCGCCTTTGTCCGCTTTCCGACCAATGCCTACGCCAAGGTCGGGAACGTCTTGGAGTACGAGTTCCACGTCAGCTTGATGGATCCGTTCTTGGGGCCAGGCGCACCGGACGGCCACTGATTGGCACCGATTAGGAGATCACGCGATGCTTTCACTAGCCCGCTACCAAGGCGAGGTCGCGATGGCCCGCGCCGCGCGCGATGCGGCGCCGACCGACGAGCTCAGATATCTGCACCAGCAGATCTATGACGAGTGCTTCACCGCCGCGCGCCACCGGCTGCTGGTCGACCGGTTCACGGGGCAGGCCGACAGTGAGCGGCGCACCGGGCAGCGCCTGGCGGCCAAGCGCGGCGAAGCGGCCCGCGCCGAGGGCTGGCTGCAGAAGGCCGCAAAGAGCGAGGCGGTCGCCGCCAACCACCGCGCGGCGGCGGATCGGTGCTTTGATCACGCCGGCGAGCTGCGCGGCGAGGCGGCCCGCCTGGTGCGCGCCGCCGCCGAGCCGCCTCCAACCGGACGGCGACACCATGCGGCGGCCGCGCCGAGTGCCCCCAATATGCAGGCGGGCGACGCGTAAATGTCCGAGATCGAGATCGACGGGCAGCTCTACCGCTGCGACAGACTGCCGACGCGGGTCCAGCTCCACGTCGTCAAACGGCTGGCGCCGGTGCTGCAGGGCTTCATCCCGCTGATCCTCTATGCCCGCGACCGCGCCGTGGCAGTGGGGACAAATGGTGCCGCGGCCAATGGGGCGACGGCCGCCCCAAATGGCGCTGATGGCGATGGGCCCAATGGCGCCGCTGGGGCCGCAAGCCTCGAATTCGACCGCGACGCCTGGGTCGCGGTGATGCGCGAGCCCGACATGATCGTCGAGGCGATCGCCTCGCTGACCCGCACGATCGGCATGCTCAGCGACGCCGACGCCGATTTCATCCTCGATGCCGCGCTGGCCGCGGTGCGCTGGCGCCAGGGCGAGCGCTGGGTCCCGCTGCGCGCCGCCAATGGCGCCTTGATGCTGCAGCAAGCCGACGACCTCGCCATCCAACTGCAATTGACGTGGGAGGTGCTGGTCGAAAGCGTGCAAAATTTTTCGCGCGCCAAGCTACCGCTATTCCTGAATACGACGACGGGTCAGACGGCCGGGACCGCGTAGAGATGCTGCGGCTGGCCTCGGGCGAGGACTGGCTGTGGCGGCCGGCGCTGGCCGGGCTGTGCAGCTATCGCGACATCACCGAGAGCCGCGTCGATCTGTGCGCCATCGCCGAGATGAACGAACTGCTCGACGTGCGCAACGAAAATAGCCGGCGCTTGGCCGAGGCCGCGGAGCGGCGCCGCCGCAATCCCCACTGAGGCTGCCCAATGGCTGACGCTTCAACCATCGCCGAGTTTTTTGTCAGCCTCGGCTTCAAGCTCGACGAGACGTCGGCGCAGCGCTTCACCGGCAGCGTCAAAAACACCCAGACCCAGGTCGAGGCGCTGCAGGCCAAGACCGCGGCAACGTCCAAGGCGGTAGGCGAGCTCGGCAAGGGCTTTACCGCGGCGGGCGGCGAGCCGGCCCGCAAATACGAGGAAGCCTCGCGCAAGGTCGCCGTGCAGCAGGAGATGCTGCGCAAATCGACCGTCGATCTCGGGCGCTCGGCGGTCCTCACCGGGACCGCGTTTGGCGCGGCCATCGTCGAGGTCAGCAAAGACTACGAACGGCTCTACTACACCGCGCAGCAGGCCGGGACCTCGGCCGAGAACCTTTCCAAGCTGCAGTTCGGGATGAGCCAGATCGGTCTGGCGAGCGGCCAGGCCGGCGCGATGATCTCGCAGATGAACCTGGCGATGAAGTCGTCGCCCGGGCTCGAAAGCTATCTGCGCGGCATGACCGGCGTCAATTTCGAGGCGATCGCCAAGGGCACCGGGACCGCCACCGACAAGACCAAGGAGTTTCTGGCGCTGCTCGACCGGCTGTCGACGATGGCGCCGGCGATCCGCAAGCAGGTCGCCGAGATGTTCGGCATCCCGCAGGCGGCGCTCGAGCAGATGATCAACAATCTGCCGCAGCTCCACAAAGGGTTCGAGGAATACAGCCGGCTGCTGGGCGTCGCTGGGGTCGATCAGGACAAGCTGGCCAGCGGGTCCAAAGACCTGATGAACGCGATCGGCCATGTGGCCGCCGAATTTGCGCTGGTGTGGGACCAGGCGCTGCAGCTGATCCAGCCGGTGCTGCAGCCGCTGATCGTCACCTTCGGCAAATTCTTCGAGGATATTCTGGCGTTCAACAAGGCGCACCCGGCAGCAGCGCTGGGCGAGGCCTTGGCCGGGCTGGCGGCGGGGGCGGCCGCAGCCGATGCCGCCTTCAGCCTATTGCTCGGCAAGACGCCGGTCCTCTTACGACTGCTGCCGCTGCTCGCCGGGCCCTGGGGCGTCATCGCCGCGGCGGTCGGCGCCGCGGTCTACGAGATCATCCAGCATTGGGACACGCTGGGGCCGTATTTCGCGAAGAAGGGCAAGGAGATCGAGGACGCCTTCGGGCGGCGCGACTGGAAGGCCATCGGCCAGACCATCGGTCAGCTGATCCTCGACGGTCTCGAACAGCTGCTCGATCTGACGAAATGGCTCACCGGGCTCGATTGGCAAGGCGCCGGCGAGACGATCGGCAAACTGCTCGGCACCGCGATCAGCGCGGTCTTTGGCACGAAGATCGAGGCGGCCGGTCTGCAGGAAAAGTTGCTGGCGGTGTTCGGGCAGATCGGCGCGGCAGCCGTCAAGATCGGCGTGGCGCTGGTCGAGGGCATTGCCAAGGGCGTCTACGAGAGCATTCCGGGGCTCAAGACTGCGGTCGACTCAGTGGTCGGCGTGCTCAATCTGCCGCAGCGCGCCCACGAGGCGATCTTCGGCAAGTCGGCGACACCGCCGGCCCAGCCGCCGGGCGTGCCGGCCGATTTGGGCGACCGGCTCACCGGGGTGTGGCCGTTCACCGCGGGCCGCCCGGCCGCGCCCGCACCAGCCGCACCCGCACCGCGGCCACCGGGCGCCGCGGCCGCACCGCTGCCACCGGCCGCCCCGACGGTCTCACCAGGCGCGCCCTACTTTCAGCGCGGCGGCATCGTCACGATCAACGCGCACGAAGGCGAGATGGTGCTGCCTGAGCCGATCTCGCGCGGCCTGCAGGCGCTGATCCGCGTCGGCAGCCAGGCCGGCGCCGAGGCGCGCGGCGCGGTGAGCGGAGTTGCCGGGGAAGGCCGGCGCGCCTTCGACAGCCTGCACGACTGGCTGTCGGGGCAAGGCGAGCCGCCCAAGGTGGTGATCGACAACACCGACGATCTGGCGGCCGAGCAGACCCGCGCGATGGCCAAGTTGACCGGCCGCACGCCGGGCGAGCAGCGCACCGAGGAAATCACGCACCCGGTGCGGGCGGCCGCGGAGCGAGCCGGCGCGACGGTCGGTCGCGTTCTCGGCAGTGCGGTCGGCGCGGTGACCGGCAGACCCGGCGCGGCCGAGGCCGGCGCCAAGGCCGGAGCCAAGGTCGGCGGCGCCGTGGGCGGCGCGGCCGAAGCGGTCACCGCCGCCGCCGGGGATTTCATCAAGAAGCAGGAAGGTCTCGTCCTGCACCGATACAGCGACGTCGGTCACCCGGCGATCGGCTATGGCCATGACTTCACGCCAAAGGAACTCGCTCAAGGATACGCCGAGACCGACCAGGGCAGAATTCCGACCGAGGGCAATATCACCAAAGCACAGGCCCAAGCGTTGTTTCGCGCGGATTATGCCTCGCGGTTGCGGCAGGTTGCCCAACGAGCTCCGGGACTGGAAAAGCTCAATTCCAACGAGCAAGAAGCGGTGATGTCCTACTACTACAATACGGGACGATTGCCGGCCGGCTTGGCGCAGCATCTCAAGGACAACAACAAGGCGGCGATCGCCGAGTCGCTGCGCACCGGCATCGCGACGGTCCACGGTCAAACCTTCGCGCCCCTGGTCAAGCGCCGGGCCCAGGAAGCGCAGTTGTTCCTTCGGCCGCCGGCACAACCCCCAGCAGGACAGCAGGCAGGACCGGCAGGACAACCACCCGCCCCGATGAGTCCGACGACGGCACCGGCCCCCACAGCCAATGCCGCCGGCGGCCAGACGCTGACCCCCGAGACCAACCTGCCGCCGTGGGAGCGCGCCAGCCTGGGCGGCGACACCAACGTGCACCACGGCGACCGGGTGATGAACATGAATGTGACGCACAACGTCACGGTCAGCGGTTCCGGCGCGACCGACACGCTCGGCCGCTATGCCGACGCACACAAGCGGCTGCAGGGCGACCTGGTGCGCGCAACCAAGAACCAGATGGCGTGAGGTTGCTCAAGCCCAGCCGGCCAGAAAGCGATCATCTGCACTGCCCCGAAGGCTGCGAGCACCCGCAGCCGGTTTGCATCGGCGAAATGATCCTGTGCGGGCTGTGCCTCTATTGGCACGATCGCGTAACGCCAATGGAAGTCTGCACCCCGGAGAATTGCGGATGAAGGCATAAGCGATGGCCGCTCCGAACATCCTCGGCATGCTCGATCTGAGCGGCTTCGGCGGCGGCGATAGCCCGCCCGATCGGGTGATCGATCCGGACGGCTACAACCTGCAGGCCCAGGTCACGATCGATGAGGATCACGACGACGAACTGACGATCACCGAGCATCCGGTCGAGACCGGCGCGGCGATCACCGATCACGCCTTCAAGCGCCCGGCCGAGGTCAGACTGCGGGTCGGCTGGTCGAACGCCTATGTCGGCGGCGACGTCAAGCAGATCTACGAGAGCATCCTCGCGGTGCAGAACTGGCGCTACCCGTTCCGGGTGCTGACCGGCAAGCGCCAGTACAACAACATGCTGGTCGCCAGCCTGCGCACCCATACCGACGAGAAGCTGGAGTTCAGCTTTGTCGCCGACATCGTGTTTCGCGAGATCATCCTGGTCGACACCTCGACGGTCCAGGGCCAGGTCGGACAGACCCTCAACCCCCAGACCAACGCGCCGACCACTGCCGGCGGCACGATCGGGACCGTGCCCGCATCGCTGACCGCGGCGCAGATCACCTCCTATGGCGGTGCGGCCGGGATTGCCGGGCCAGCCGGCTCGCCCAGCGGGCCTGCGGCCCAGCGGCTGGGGCGCCTCACCATGGCGCGCCGGTGACCACCGTCGTCGAGATCCCGCTGGTCGCCGCAACCCCGCGCAATTTCCGCGTCGTGCTGGCGGGCAGCACCTATGCAATGCACGTCTACTGGTGCGTCCCGGCGCAATGCTGGGTGCTCGACATCGCCGACCAGGACAGTGTGCCGCTGGTCAACGGCTTGGCCATGGTGACCGGCACCGACCTGCTGGTGCAATACGGCTATCTCGATATCACCGTGCAGCTCCTCGTAGTCAGCGACCAGAAGCCGCCCGACGTGGTCCCCGGCTGGAATGATTGGGGCTCGGGCGGCACCAGTACCGGCCACCTCTATGCGGTGCTCGACTGATGTCCGAACGCGGCTACACCCATGATCAGTACATCAGGCGCTGGAACCTGACTTTGAGCGGCAGCGGCGGCTCAAAGGTGCTGACGACCTCCGACAAGCCGGGCGGCGTCGATCTGCGCATGCACTTCGAGTGCCGCCAGAGCGACGGGCCGACGCCCAACACCGCAATCGTCACGGTCTACAACCTCAAAGACGAAACCGCGATGGACGTCATCCAGGAGTTCGACGCGGTTCAGCTCGAAGCGGGCTATATTACCGGGCACTATGGGATCATCTTCAAAGGTTCAATCAAGCAGTACAAGAAGGGCAAAGAGAGCGCGGTCGATACCTACCTGACACTGTATTGCGCCGATGGCGGGATCGCCCACGAGGAGGCTACCGTCAGCCACGTTTTCCCCGAGGGTTCGAGCTTTCAGGATCACCTCGATTACTACAACAAGTCCTATAAAGCGGCCGAGCCGGCGTTGACCGACGGCCAGGTGTCGAGCGCCGGTCTGCAGGGCGGGGTGCTGCCGCGCCAGCGCATGATCTTCGGGATGACCGCCGACGAGATCCGCCCCTGGGCCAAGTCGACCGGCATGGTGCATTCGGTGCAGAACGGCGAGATCACCGTCTCCAAGCAGGGCGACTATCTGCCCGGCGACATCGTCGTGCTGACCGCCGCCACCGGGCTGATCGGCATCCCCGAGGCGACCCAGGAAGGGATCTATGTGACCTCTCTGCTCAACCCGGCGATCCGCGTCAAAGGCCGCATCCAGCTCAGCAACCGCAGCATCGATCTGGCGCAATACTATGTGCCGGGCGGCGGCCAGGCGGTCGGCGTGCAGCGCACCGGGCCGGGCTCGCCATTGGAATATTTCGCGGTGAGCGCGCGCGACGGCGTCTACACCGTCGGCGTCATCGACTACGAGGGCGATACCCGCGGACTGCCCTGGTACAACAAGATGATGTGCTTGGCGACCGACTCGCTGTCGGGCGGCTTTGGCGGGGTGCAGGCCGACATCCGCGCCGGCTCGATCGGCTTTGGTCCGCGGGGAGGCTGAGATGGATCCCCGCGAACGCTACGACGACTGGATGGAGCTGCTGCACGTTTTCATCGAGCGCCACCTGTCGACCCTGCAGACCGCCTTCCCGGTCGTCGTCACCGAGGACTCGGACGGCAACAACGTCACCTTGCAGCCGACGATCAAGGCCAAGCAGACGCAGCGCGACGGCACCACCAAAGACGTCGAGATCCCGCCTTTGGGCACCGTGCCGATCCAGTTTGCCGCGGGCGGCGGGTTTACCATCACCCATCCGATCAAGAAGGGCGACGAAGGGGTGGCGGTCTATTCCTCGCGCGCGATCGACACCTGGTGGAAGAAAGGCGGGCTGCAGCCGCAGGCCGAGCAGCGCCGGCACCACCTCTCCGATCCGATCTACATCCCCGGCGTGCGCAACCGGCCGCGCCAGCTCGGCGGCAACCCCGACGATCAGCAGCAGCAGGCCAGCAGCAACAAAGGCAAGCCGCCGTCGACCACCACACTGCAGATCAGGAGCGACGACGGTTCCTGGTACATCGAGGTCGCGCCCAACAACGTCGTGAACATCGTGTGCAAGAACATGACGATCACGGCGACCGAGAAGGTTTACATCGACAGCCCGCTGGTCGAATGCACCGGCGATCTCAAAGTGCATGGCGAAGTCACCGCCAAGAGCGAAGGCAACTCGGTGACGCTGTCGCAGCATCTCACTACTCAGGTGCAGCCGGGCTCCGGTACATCCGGGCCACCGGAAGGCGGCACCTGAGAGAGGGTCCGATGACGTTCCGCTACCGGCGCCTCGACAACTCGCCCAATGGCGGCGACATGACCTTTGGCCGCGGCGCCGCCGATTTCATCGCCGATACGCCACAAGCCGTCGCCCAGGCGATCTATACCCGCCTGCTGCTGTTTCAGGGCGAGTGGTTCCTCGACGTCGCCGATGGCACGCCGTGGTACCAGCAGATCCTCGGCAAGCCGCGCGGGCCGGGCTCCTATGACGCCACCTTGCGCGCGCGCATCGCCGGCACGCCCTTTGTCACGCGGCTGACCAACTATGCCAGCTCGTACAACCCGACCAGCCGGACCTTGACGGTCGGCTGCACCGTCGACACCAGCTTTGGCGCGGTGGCCGTCCAAGTGCCGATCTCGCTGCCCGCGGCCGCCCTGCCAACCAATCAGCTCCGGCTCACCGATCAGCAACCCCGGCTCACCAGGCTGACCGATCAGCCCTGGCCGCCGGCCCGGCTGCCGCCCGGCCGGCTGGCCTAATCCCAAGGGGAAACTATGCCGCAATCAGACTTTCTGCCGTTCGCGACGCAGCCCGGCGCCAATGTCGTCTCGCAGCCGAACTTTGCCGCCGATCCCTCGACCGGGGCCGGCTTCTCGGCCGGGATCGCGCTGTCGGCCAAGCTCAACAAGGTGTGGCGGCAGAGCTCCTTTGTCAGCGCCGGCCTGGTGCAGCTGATGATGCAGCTGCTCAACCAGGATATCCTCGACGACGGCGACCTGGCCGGCTTCACGACCAAATTGCAAGCGGCGCTCATCGCGCTGCGGCCGCGCATCACCCTGATGGGGCCGACCAACTACTACGTCAATGCGACCACCGGCAGCGATTCCAACACCGGCGCCACACCCAGCACCGCGTGGCAAACGCTGCAGCATGCCTGCGACTGGCTATTGGAAAACGTCGACGCCAACGGCCAGGCCATCACAGTCAATGTCGCCGACGGCACTTACGCGCCGGTGCACATCACCGCCGAGATGCTCGGCTCGGCCGGCATCACCTTCACCGGCAACACGGCCAACCCCACCAATTGCGTCATCAGCGCGCAGAACAATTCGTGCTTCTGGGTCTCGGCGGGCAACGTCATCCTCCAGGGCTTCTATCTGACCGCAATCGGCAACACCGGGGCGTGGCAGGGCTTCGGGATCGTTGCGACCGACAACGGCAGGTGCCACTGGCTGGCGTGCAATTTCGGGCCCTGCGACGTTGCCCATGTCATGGCGGCTTATGGCGGCGGCGCCGGGCCGATCGGCTCCTACACGATCAGCGGCGCAGCGCCGATCCATTGCCGCGTGAGCTCGCTTGGATCGGGCGGCATCGGCGGCTCTACGGTATCGACAATATCGATCATCGGCACCCCGCATTTCAGTACCGCGTTCACGTACGTCGACCAGCTCGGCTTCTATTTTTTGAATGCCGCCGCCTTTGTTTTTGCCGGCGGCGCCACCGGCCCGCGGCACTTTGTCGGCCACAACGCGCTGCTGACGCTGCCCAACGGCAGCCTGACTTATTTCCCCGGCGACACGGCGGGCACGCCAAACGCGGTCGATGTGCCCAGCGCAACCGGCGGCATCTTCTCGCTGGGTCCGCCTTAGTCCATGCCTGGGCCCTACCCGCTCGCCACCCTGGCGGTGACGATCGACGCCTCGGGGATCACCGCGCCGAGCTTTGCGGACATCCTCGCCAGTCTGCAGGCGAGCTACACGCAAATTTACGGGTCGGACGTCGATCTCGCGGCCGACAGCCAGGACGGGCAGTGGCTGGCGGTGCAGGCGCAGGCGATGTACGACACCAACCAAGCGCTGATCGCCGGCTATCTCGCCTACTCGCCGATCACGGCGCAGGGCACCGGGCTCAGCTCGGTCGTCAAGATCAACGGGCTGCGGCGCCTCTCGCCATCGAACAGCAGCGCCGAGCTGGTGCTGATCGGCCAGGCCGGCACGACGATCGCGAACGGCATCGTCAGCGATCTGTTCGGCTATTTTTGGGATCTGCCGGCCCAGGTCGTGATCCCGCCGTCCGGCGAGATCATCGCCACCGCGACCTGCGAAACCGCGGGCGCGATTTCCGCCGCGCCCGACACCATCAACCAAATCCAGACCATCATCCCGGGCTGGCAGAGCGCGACAAACCCGGCCGCCGCCTTTCTCGGCAACCCGGTCGAGACCGATGCGACATTGCGCAAGCGGCAGAGCTTTTCGACCTCGCTCCCGGCGATCACGCCGCGCGAGGCGATCGCCGCCGCGGTCGCCAACGTGCCCGGTGTCGGGCGCACCTTCGTGCACGATAACGACACCGATTTCTACGACGCCGAGCTGGTGCCGCCGCACTCGATCGCGGTCATCGTCGAGGCCGGCGACGCCCTGGCGATCGCCACCGCCATCGCGCTCAAAAAGAACACTGGCTGCGGGACTTACGGCGACACCCAATACACCGTGTTCGACCAGCACGGCGTGCCGCTCACGCTCAATTGGTTCTATTTGCGCGAGATCCCGATCTTTGTCGTCGTGCAGATCCAGCCGCTGCCCGGCTATCTCGACACGACCGGCGCGGCGATCATCCAGGTGATCGCGGCCTTTGTGCAGAACTCGATCATCGGCGAGGACCTCTACGCCTCGCGGCTCTATGCGCCGGCCAACCTCGCCGGCGACATCGCGACCACCGTTACCGGCATCGGGCAATTGCAGCTCGACGCCCTGTCGGCAACCTACATCGTGCGCGGCATCCTGATCGGCACCGCCGCGAACCCCACGAGCGGCGCCGACATCATCGTGCCGTTCAACGCCGCCGCCGCGTGCAACCTGTCGAACGTGTCGCTCGCGATCATCACGGTTCAATGACCGATCAGCCCAGCCCGCCGGCGGTTGTCACGCTGGAGTACCTGCTCGACCTGGTCACCGCCGAGCACAATCAGCAGCCGCGGTACATGGCGACCGTGGCGCTCAGTGTGCAGCCCTATGTCGACGGGCAGAACGCCGCCAATCGCTACTGGACCCTGTTCGACCTCGACACGTCGGTCGGCGAGCAGGAGGACATGCTCGGGCTGTGGGTCGGGATCACCCGCTACATCGCCGCCCCGCTCAAGGTGTTCTTCACCTTGGACGATCCGCTGCTCGGCTTCGATCAGGGCAAGTGGCAGACGCCCTACGAGCTCGACCAGCAGATCGTGCGGCTCGACGACGAGCATTACCGGCTGCTGCTGCGGGCGCGCATCGTCGCCAATCAGTGGGACGGCACGATCCCCGGGGCCTATCTGGCGTGGGACACCTTGTTCGCCGGCACCGGCTTGCAGGTGCTGATCCAAGACGGCATGCAGCGCGCCGAGCGCTATTTCTCGCTCGACGACGTGCTGCAGGGCACGCTGGGGTTTGACGGCGGCCGCTGGTACGAGCCGCCGGTGCTGGCCGATATCTACTTCTCGCTCGACGATCCCGACCTCGCGCTTGGGCTCGACAAGGGCAGTTGGTATTCGAGCCTGTCAATCTACACGGTGCCGCCGGCGGTGACGCACGGCGACATGCACCTGGTCGAAGCGCTGATCGGCCCCGCCCTCGATGCGGTCACCATCGCGCTGTTCGCCGGCGGCTACATGGGGCTGAAGAGCGCCGGGGTTTGGGTCGACTATGTGACGCAGAACCAGACCCCCGGCCCCGGCTACGGTGTCGGGCTGCCGCTGTTTTCGCTCGATGGCGGCCCGTCGGTCGAGTATTGGGTCAGCTTCGACGAAGCGGGGCTCGGGCATGACGAGGCGCCGCTGTTCTATCCGGGAGCCTACCCGGTGGAGCCGGGTCTGCCGCAATTCACGATCGACGGCAATGATCCGGACAGTGCACTGGACGCCGGCTATTGGGCCGACCCGGTCGAGCCGGATTTCTACCTGACCCTCGACGACAACACCGCCGCCCCT